AGATGGGTAATAAAACTTTTGCAAGTGTTGACGATTATTTAAATACTTTTAAGAAAAACAATGAAGTTTTTGGCCCTGCATTGATAAGAGAATTTAACACGTTAGCAGAGATTAAGGCTTATGAGAAACTTAGAGGTAAAAGCCTAACCACAACTGAAGATAATGCAATGGTTCTCAGAGCAAGACAAATATTACAACTACAGCAGGGGCAATGATGGCAAGTAAAGAATTACAAGCATTACTTAAAAATGTAGAAGAAACTCCAGTAAGTAATAATACAGAGTCACAAAACATAAGGACATTTGCACAAGGTTTGACTTTTGGTTTTGCAGATGAGATCGAAGCAGCTATTCAGTCTGCTGTAGACAGTGATAAAACTTATGCTGAAACTCTGAATGAAATTAGAGGTAAGATAAAAGATTTTAGAGAAAGTAACCCTGGTGCAGCTATAGCTACAGAGATTGCAGGGTCGATACCATCTATGATACTTGCACAGTTTAGACCAGGAGCAGGTCAGACTGCCACAGCAGGTAGAATTGCACAATTAGCAAGAACAGCAGGGATAGGCGCAAGAGGACAAAAGATCGGTGGCTCTGCCTTAAGAGGTGGTGCAGCTAGTGGTTTTTATGGCTTCGGTGCAGGTGAGGGTGGTTTAGAAAACAGGTTGGAATCAGCAGGAACTTCAGCAGCTTTTGGAGCAGCTTTAAATCCTGCAATACAAGCAGTAGCACCCAGAATAACTGAAGGAGCAAAACAATTAATTAAAAAAGGTGTACCACTCACAGCAGGTCAAGCTACAAAAGAATCAGGATTGATTGGAACTATGCTGAATAGAGCAGAACAATCAGCAGCAGGTACAGTTTTTGGTGTAGGAGATTCAATCAAAAATGCCTTAGAAAGATCAAGGATTGGTTTTAACAGAGCAACAGCTAACGAAGCTCTTGAACCCATTGGTGTTAAAGTTCCAAAAACTGCCGAAGGTAGAGATATCATAAGGTTTGCAGACAAAACATTTAGAACTAATTACAGAAAAATATTAGATAAAGTAAATATCAATAATACCAGTAACTTAACTGATGAACTTAATACTATTGTTCAAGCAACTCCAAGCGAATTACAAAAGAAAGTAAACTCAAGAGTTCAAGATATAATTTTAAAAGAAACGAAAGATGGTCAATTATCAGGTCGAAAAATCAAAAAAATACAAGAAAAGTTAAGGTTATTTATTGATAGAAATAAAACAGGTAGTCCTGATGACAAAGATGTAGCTGACATTTTTCAAGATATACGTTCTGTTCTTGTAAAAGAGATAGTTGATCAAAACCCAACACAAGGCAAAAAATTATTAGATTTAGATAAAGCCTATGGGAATTTCAGAGTTGTAGCACAGGCATCAACAAGAAGAAAGACTAGTGGTGGTACATTCACTCCTGGTGATATTTTACAAGAAAGCGCAAAAGGTAAAGGTAAAAGAGCATTTGAAACTGGCACTGCTAGGATGCAACGTATGGGTGAACTAGGTCAAAGAGTCATTGGCGATACTGTTCCTGATAGTGGTACAGCATCAAGGCTTATTACAGGTGGGCTTCTTACAGCAAATCCTGTAAGTCAATTGGGTTCAACAGCTTTCGGTTCTGCGTTAGACCCTGTTTCATTTGGTTTAGGTTTGTCACCTGTGGTTGGTGGTGCATTGGCTTATTCAAAACCATTCAACCCAGTTTTTAGAAATATTGTAGCAGGAACAGGTAGAACAATGCAGAGTGCAGTACCTGTAACTTCACAGATGTTAGCCCAACAGTTAATGAACGGCACATGACCCAAAAAAAACTACAAAAAAATTCAAAACTAAACCCTATGGATCGCAACTCTGATGGAATTGTTGATGACCATGAAATAGAAGTTGCTCAAGTAGAACATGATTTACGAAAACAAAGGGCGCAAAGAAGAATGGCTACTGCCAGTTTGGTTGCTATGGCTTTATTTACTTTTGCTATGTTCTTTGTCGATTTGGAAAGAGTTAAGGCTTTGGCAGATATTAGTAATCTTTTTTATATCACTGGTGGTGGTATCGTTGCTGCATACATGGGTGCATCTGCTTTTATGAATAGGAAATAATATGTTTTCAGCCCTTATTGGGCCTATAGCTAACCTTGCTAGTTCTTGGATGGAATCTAAGGTCGAGAAAGTCAAAGCTGATGGCCAAGCTAAAGTTGCACAAGCTAAGAGTAAAGCAGCAGTAGCAGAAAAAATAGCATCAGGTGAGATTGCATGGGAAAAGTCTATGGCTGATGCCACAGATAGCAGTTGGAAAGATGAGTTTGCTCTAATTGTTTTACTACTACCTGCAATATTAGTGTTTATACCGAGCATGACAGAGTATGTCAGACAAGGTTTTGAAGTCTTAAATACATTACCAAAATGGTATCAATATCTTTTATTTATAGCCGTTTC